AGTTCCATCATTATTATGTGTATAACGGGAAAAATAAGATTCGGTGTAGAAGATTAAGCTTGTGTATGGCAAAGAAACTGTGTGAGGATATGGCAGACTTGCTGCTGAACGAACGTGTGAAAATTACAGTTGGAAATTCAGAGACGACGAATAATTTCGTGCAGAAAGTTCTTGAGAAAAATAAGTTTCTTGTGAAGGGGAATGATTATCAAGAGCGAAAAGCCAGCACAGGTACAGTTGCATATATCGTGCAAATCAAAGATGCTCAAACCGATGAGGAGGGAAATGTATCGGGAGGTGATGTGTGCATCAATTATCTACAGGCGAAGAATATTTTTCCAATTTCTTGGGAGAATGGGGAAATCACAGAGGTGGCATTCCTTTTCCCCAAAACGGTGGAAAGAAAAAAATATGCATTGATACAAATACATAGGCTGCTAGAAAAAGACGAAAAGCAGCAATACATTATAGAGAATCATGTAGTGCTTTGTACAAGCGGAGCCGGTACAGAAATTCCACATGAAAAATGGGGAGAGATAAAGCCGTTTGCCAGTATCTCACCAATTATAGAGACTGGTTCCGATAAGCCACAGTTTGTTATTGACCGGTTAAACATTGTCAATAATGCGGATGAGGATGATACCAATCCGATGGGAGTCAGTATCTTTGCCAATTCAATTGACACATTGGCCAAAATAGATATGGAGTATGATTCCTATGCGAATGAATTTAATCTTGGTAGAAAGAGAATATTTGTTGCGCCGGAAATGCTTTCGGATATCAATGGAAACCCATCGTTTGATGAGAATGATACGGTGTTTTATCAATTACCAGAAGAAAGTAATATGGGCACCAAACCTATTTATGAAGTTGACATGGAATTGCGAGCAGAACAGCACAGCAAGGCAATTAATGATGATTTGAATTTTTTATCCTTTAAATGTGGATTTGGCACGGAAAGGTACCGATTTGAACGCGGGAGCGTTACTACGGCCACGCAGGTCATTAGTGACAATTCCGATATGTATAGAAGCCTTAAAAAGCATGAGATAATTCTTGAGAGTGTTATAAAAGATCTGATCAGAATTATCATTCGGCTTGGAGTTGTGTTGAGAGTTCCTGGACTTTCAGAAAATGTGGAGATTACGATTGATTTTGATGATTCTATTATTGAGGATAAAGCATCGGAGCGGCAGCAGGATCGTCAGGATGTGAGTATGGGTGTTATGAGCCATGCAGAGTACCGGTCTAAATGGTATGGAGAGACCTTGGAGGAAGCGGAAGAGAATTTGCCGGATCAGAATAATGTCATGGAGTAGGTGATGAATAGATGAAACCGGAAGAACTAGAAAAGATGCCGCTTCAAGTAGAAAAAATGTTTTATGATTTACAAAAACGCGTCATGGAAGATGTGATAAGGCGCATCAAGAAAACAGGAGAGATTACTTCGACTGCCGATTACCAGATTGAGAAGTTGATCATGATGGGACAATCGAGTGAATTTATAGAAGCGGAGATCAAGCGTCTTACGCAGTTGACGGATGCAGAAATTTATCAATTGTATGAGGATGTTATAGACAAAGAATATACGCGTAATAAGACAATTTATGAGCAGGTAAATGCGAACTTCATTCCTTATGAAGAGAGTCAGGAAATGCAAGCGTGGGTGTCGGCGATAGTTGCACAGACAAAAGCCGATATTAAAAATATTACACAATCCATGGGATTTGCATTGAAGCTGAATGGAAAAATCATATTTACTCCATTTGCAGAGTATTATCAGAAATATCTTGACAGAGCATGCATGGACATCATAACTGGTACATTTAGTTACAATACAGTTTTGAGACGTGTCATAAAGGAAATGGCATCTTCAGGGATTCGCACAGTCGATTATGCAAGCGGGCATAGTAACAGAATTACTGTAGCAGCGCGCAGAGCCGTTATGACGGGGGTAAATCAGTTGTGTGGGCAAATCAATCAGATGAATGCAGACAAACTGGGAACCGATACGTATGAGGTTCCTTGGCATGCCGGAGCACGTCCTTCCCATTGGTGGGGTGGCATGATATTTACGATGCAGGAATTGATAGACATCTGTGGACTTGGAACCGGGGAAGGAATTGGTGGATG